ACGACTCTTCTGCTGTGAGTCCCATGGATGCTTGCATATCGTTCATTATTGCTACTACCTTTGAAGATTCCAAACCTAATCGGTCAAATGTAGCTACTTGTAAACCTATCTCTCTTTGTAGGTCTTTAGACAACTGTGCACCACCAATAAGCTCTTGGTTGACGGCCTTCATATCACCTGCTGCTTTGTCTAAACCAACTCTCGCTTCTATCGATTCTTTTTGTATAAGAGCTATTTGTCTTTGAAAGTCTCGACCTGTTCCTGTGGCTTTAGCAAACTCTGCTGATGCTTTATCGGTTGCAAGGGCTAATGCGATTGTATTTTCAACTATCCTTCCGAGAAGATTTCCAACACTAAAGGCTTGTTGCATTGATCTAACAAAGGCGTCTTGTCCTTTTTTGCTTTTAAGGATATTCTTGGCCATGTTTTTGTACTTAAGCACACCTTTTGTCAAATATGAATTTCCAATGCCCATTTTCGTCGCTATTCCACCGACTGTAGCTTCTATTTCATCAGACAACTCTTTCTCTTCTTGTCTTAGTCTCTTTCTTTCTTTTTGGATTTCCAATAGGGTCTTAGCTTTGTCTTCGGACTTTTCTAATTTTTCAAGCTCTTCATCGCTTAATTCGGCTTCTTCCTTCAAGACCTTAAGATGTGTTTCAAGGAGAGTTCCTTCGTCTGTAAGTGCTGCTTCTTTCAGGGCTGCAATCTCTAGAAGGATGGCTTCTTGCGATCTTTTTTCTTCAAAATATGCTTGATTGAGGCTATTCATGCTCCTAAGATCAGAGATTTGATCTTTTGTCAGCACTGACTGCTCTTTCAATAGTTCATTGAGCTTCTCTTGTAATTTGACCTCTTCTTTCTTTTCTTCTGACATTTAGCGACCCTCTTAGTCTTTGAAAGGCCACTTAATGCCTGTTGTTTGTTCAAACTGCTGAACTGCTTGATCTAACAAGTTTTTCTTTTTCTTGGATTGGAAGTGATCTTCTCCAAAATGCATATATGCATCCAAATACTCTTTCTCCGCCATAATAGCTCGAGCATATGCTTGAACATCTCTCTCTTCTCCACGGATAACGAAGGTCAAAGTATTGTCTTCATCTTCCTCTTTCATCATGTCTAAACCCTTAACATCAGCCGTTAGGGTAACATCCTTATCATAAAGGTATTTTAGGAAAGTTTTGTTCCAAGAGGCAAGTGACCTCATCCAACTTTCCGTTAAAAGTTTCTTATTTGTAAAATCTAGTATCATATTAAAGTCCTCGGTATAGTAAATAGTTTAAAAACAAAAACCCGAAATTTACTTCCGGGCCTTTTTTGTAGCTTTTTCTTGTGCCTTTCTTTCTTCTTCAAATTGTTTGATCATTCTGTCGAAAAACCAGTATCTTAGACCAACTGGTAAACTATAAGCTTCAGAAAAACTCCAGTTACCATGATGCATTAAATTGAAGATCTGCTCGTAGACAGATTCCATATATTTATTGTTTAGGCCAAAAAAAGTCCGCGCCGAACGGAACCTCCAATTCTTGCTCAAAACCGCAAGATGTACATTCGAAGTCGTCCTTTATTTTTACGTCCGGAGAAACAGCCTTGTATGCTTTTCTAAGGAGCTTTGAGTCCCCAACGGGCATAAGGTCAATAAACTTTGAAATAAGCTTCCTATCGGTCTCTCCTTGGGCTGAAACAGTCATCATCTTGTACTGATCAGTAATAGAAGTAGACTCAGTTTTCTTCTTCTTAGCATCAGTCATTCTTTTGATCATATTCTTTTCATCTTTTCCAGTCAATAGCCTGAATTCGAGTGTTACCTTTGAAAGAGGAAGTTCTAGGATAAAGTTTCCATTCTCGTTTCTTGTAATTTCACTGTCCTCTGGTATATCGCCATGGTGTATCTCTTGTTTGTTGAGATCGAACATTAGATCATTCTTTGCATTACAATTCGGACATAAGACTTGGGTTTCATAAAGATTTCCATATCCGGATGTTCTCGCTGCGATTAGAATTGCGTTCTTGTCTCCTATTAAGATACTATCAACAGCCACATTTTCGTTCACCAAAGCATTCTCTAGAAAGCGGTCAACGGCTATCCCTTTTCTCAATAAAGTTTCCGAACTTAATATATCTTCATCTTTGGCTGTCATAAAATTAATCTCGACAGAATCATTGTCAAAAAATGGATGTGACTCTGGATATCCAAGACCTTTTGATGGAAGGTCTACAAACTGTGTTGGGGATACAAAGTCGAGCAATCCGCTTTTCTGCTCTTTTGGTTGTGGTACATTAGGGGCTACCATCCTACCCTCATTTCTATTACTCAAATTTACCTCGCTTGTTATGTGTTAGTTTTGCCTAAAATAGCATATTCGTAATGAAAAATCATAGTGACTGTGTTTATCTCTTCGGAAGAATAGTCAAGTGTCCCGAAGTCAACGCCTTTTAGAACTGGATTTATCAAAGTCCAAGTTTCTGAAATTTGACCGTCTAGATCTGGTCCGACGCCCATATTAGCCGCCAAAGTTGGATCATCTGAAAACTCTTCTGCGGTTTTGAAACGTTGGGCGTAAAACTTTTCAATTGTTATTTCAGTAACCTTACGCACTTGCCCCTGTCCATCCTCATGTAATTCTGTGAATGTTGAGCCATCACTGATATCAAAAGAACCTTTTCCGGTGACTTTTTCTGAACCTTTGGTATCAACTAGTGTTCCAAACACCCTATGGGCATTAGACATGTATGCTTCTTTATTGATACCAATGCCGGTTATTAGTTTTATATCGTATATTTCAATCTCAACAGGGTTCCAAGTACCCTTACCAGTTGAGTATAAGCTTACGTTACCTACGAGATCTTCTTTTACTTCTACATCGTACTTTGGAAGGGTTACTCTTTTAGCATCCCATAAAATACCAATATCTTTGTTTCCTATGCGTACTTCAAAGTTATAGGACATTTGATGATTTACGATATTAGACCACCACACTATTTACCCCTTTTCGAAGTAGTTTCCGCCACCAGCAACGTCACAAGAAGCCCAATCATACTTAAATGTAAGTTCAATTTCTCTCATATCTTCAGAAGAATAGTCAAAGTCTCCAAACTTAACAGATGTGATAAAGGCATTATTGAGAGTCCAAGTTTCCAAGTCCTGCCCGCTTTCGTCTGTTGCGATAAGTGAGACCTGTCCGTTATTGGTTACCAATTCTGATTTTGAAAATGTATCAAAAGCATCTCCCTCTAGGTCACCGAGCTTAGGAAGTCTATATCCTGCTGATTCAATAAGAAATAGAGTTTGGTTAACTACATCTTGAGAACCACCCGGGTCGATAAGAGTGACTGAAACGTCATTCCATTTAACTTTTCCGGGATAGTTGAAAACGTGATCACTGAAGTGGTGCTCCACAGAGCTAATTTCAAATGAAGGTGCCGTGATCGACTTAGCGTACCATGCTATGCTATCTGAAAAGATTGTTACCTTAAATCTAAATTTTCTTTTTGGCTCCGCCGAAACATCTGTCCAAAATTTGTTGTCTGCCATGTCTTATTTCTCCTTGTTATCTTAAATAGTTTTCGTTATTAGAATTGAACACCAGATCTTGAAATAACAAAATCTACTGCTATGAATTCTACCGAACGTGTTGGCTTAATAAATATTTTTGCATACATTATGTTTCTATCAACATAATCAGCTGTCGTTGTAGTCTCATCTAGAACCAATTTATATTCACTAATACCCAAACGACTCTGTGTATCGGCTAAGATTCTATCTGCTTGGAACTTAAAACGTCTCCAAGTTGTTTTGACATTTTGATCAAACAGGATAGTGTTTGATACTAAACCAATTCTATACTTGAGATAGATCAGAAGTCTTCTAACATTGATTCTGTCTAATGCAGAACTTGTTTGTTGGAGGGTTTTCTGTCCAAAGATAACTATCTGGTTTAGAGAAGGGAATCTTGCAATTGGATTGATATTTGTTTGATATAGACGGTCTCTGTCGTCTTTCGTGAGGTGTTCCCAAGTTCCTGTAATAATAGGTCCTTCTGGTCCGCCTAACTCGTTAATACCACCTCTGTTAAAGCCAGCTGGTGCAAACCAAAGTTCGCTCATCCCTTGAGATTTACCAAGGGCTCCGATAGCAGCAACCGATGGAGGTGCATAAAGTACATCTCCTTGTCCACCAACTCTATCTCTCAACCTTACCCATGGATAATAAGTTGCAGCGTATGAGTTGTTGATCAAACGACCTTCAAGATTTGTAATTGTTCCGTTGATATCTCCAGTGGTGACTGAACCGTTGTTTTCAAATCCGGGCTTGTAACCGCCGGGAATGTCTACAATAGCAAGACAGTCTTGTCTGGTAGATGCAAGAGACATAATTTCGTCTGTAATATCTGTATTTGTAAGTCCGGGTGCCGAAATGAGGTCATAGTTGACTGTCTCAGCATCAGAGATACTTTCAATAGCTTTGAAGATAGAGTTATATGCATATGATGAAAGTCTTGTCTTGTCTGCTAGGTTTTTGTTTGAGAATGGCTCAACTTCTGTTAAGTCAAGTCCGTCGTGTCCACCGAACAATGGTGCACTAAACTGCTTAACTTTCTTCTCTAGAAGTTTAGAGAGCCCAAGCCCAGTATCTCCAGCGATTGAGTGGTTTGATGTAGCACCAGAAACATAAGATCCTGACTGATGAAAGAATTCATTAGTTCTAGCAGCACTACCTGAACAAATATCGTCCATAGAGAAGACGAAAGAATACTCAAGAGAATCTGGAAGAGCCTCTCCTTCACCTAAGTGGTGTGTTAGTGTATTGCTAGCGTTTGTTGGTAGAACACGGATGATATCATTGTAAGAATCATCACGGCGAATTGATGTGCCTTTATGGTGTCTCACACCTTGTAAGGCAGAAGCACCAAAGTTTTTACCATTTGAATTTGAGTTTTCTTCGGTCAAACGAAGTGACGGGAATGTTACCGAAGCTGAATATCGATGAGGTAGACTTGCGAAAAGATCAGCGTCTCCACCATGACAAGCAACAACCTCATTTGCAAGAACAAAAGAGTGAGCAAAGTCATCTGTGTCTGTACCAGCAGTAACAACACCGGGAGCCTGATTATTGCTACCATCTCCCGATTCGGACCAAGTAAAGGTCCAGTGAGAACCAGCCGAATCAGCAATAATTGTAACAGTGGCGGTAGAGTTTGTAGCTGAATAACCTGCTAATGCGTCAAGGGCAACAGCAACTTGTGCTGCATAAGTTTCATGGGTGGTCGCAACGGTATTGTCTATATTCCATAGGTATCCAGCACCATTCACTTCCCAAGTAGTACTGTGGGCTCCACCAGCAAGACTTTCAATCTCATAAATCTTTCCATCGGGATGATTAAAAATCAACTTAGCAGCAGCATCCGGATGATCAAGAGTATATACGACTTGTGCTGTGGCTCGAACACCATCACCAGTTTGATCAAAATCGCCAAGTGCATTGACTCCCTTTGAGCCATAGACCAATGAGAATCCTTTTGGACGAAGAGGTCCGTAGAATCCAACAGGAAGAGCATGTCTGTCGCTTAACTGTTGATTTTTAACTCCAGAAGCTACCTCGATATAGATGTAGTCAGAGTTATTTGCATATTCTCCACGAACATTATATTTTGCGTTTGTTGAGTCCCAAGAAAGATATTGATCTCCAATGATTTTGGCAATATAGTTTTCAGAAGAAGGATCAAGATTCAAACCAGAGAATTGTTCAACAACATCTCCGTTCTTTTTAACAACTTCTAAAGTAAAT